TTATCAAAATCATACATACGCTTTTTCAAATCATAAGCATATTCATAGTTTTTAATCATTTCACCTCTGTTGGCATCATTATCCTGATTCAAGAAATTCTGCTTTTCAAGTTCTGAATTTTGCTGTTTGAATAGTTCCATTTGTTGCTTAATAGAAGACAGTTTTTCCCTCATCTGTTTTTTGGTTTCACCTGTCCATTCATTAGTATCACCTCTGGTAGAATTAATCCTGCCTTGTATTTGGTTTATTTCCTTTTCGTATGCCTTTAACTGGTCTTGATACTCCGTTAATGCTCTTTTCTCATTTCTAGATGAAAAATCATTATTATTGATTGATATATATTTATGTATATCATTAATATTAAAGTCTTTTCGTCCTGTTCTAATATTCAATGATTGAATAAGTTCTTCTTCTGCACCTCCCAAAACATCAGTAACATCTATTTTAAAATCTTCCTTCAACTTTTGCAAGTCTTTAAATGCCTTTTCCCGTTCTTGCTTGCTTTTGGTGGTATCCCTGATTATAGATTCATATTTCGTAAACTCCGTTTCAAAAACCTTTGTATTGAATCCCATTGACAACTTAGCATCATTCAACGAATCACGCAATGCTTCAAGTTCTTTCAAATTCCTTATTGTAGAAAGAACACCGTTATTAAATGCTTCAAAACTGCCAGCAGACATAGACTGAAAGAATAAGTCTACAGTTCCTTTACAAGAATTTAATGTATTGTCCCATTCATCATTAGTAGCCTGTGAGCTTCTTATTATCTTCATAAAAGCGTCACTGGCAGTAGTTGCAATTCCAATACCAGCAGCAAACTTTCCTATAGTACCTACTATATTGCCTGTTATCTGTTGAAACTCCTGTACTTGCCTGCTGCTCCTGACTATGTTATTATTAAAACCAGATGAATCAAGTAATAGTCTGGTTACTAAATCAGCCATATATATTTAGTTTTGTGTGTTTATAAATTGATTAGCTTTAGCCTGTAGTCTGGCTATATCGTCTTTACTGATAGAAGTATCTTTTTCTTTGGCTTCATCCCAATCAAACTTCATAATATCAGTAGGTGATAACTGCTTGGTACTGTTAGTTTGGGCTATGATATAGCTTATCATCCTAGCCTGTTCCCAGCCAGTCTTATTCTTATGTTGCAGATTCTCCAAGACTGCCTTCACTTCATACATCTGCATACTGTCCAGAAAATAATCAGGTGCTATACCTGCTTCCAGAACTACTAAAGCATATAGTTCACTAATCGTTACTTTTTTTTTGAATCTACAGTATCACTAATGAATGCAGACTGCTTTTCCATCTCTTTAGAAAGAAATTCCTGTAGCTGGATAACTAAGGCTGGTTCATCATCGCATTCATTAATAAAGTCCTCGAATGTCATTTGCAAATCTGAATTATTGGCTACCAACAGACTATAATAAAACAGGTAGTAATCCGTCAGATTCTCCAATCTGAATATCTTGCCTGTTATCTGTTCAAATACGAACATAGCCCTGATAGTATATCGTATATTATATGCAGTACCTTTAATTTGAATTTCCATAGTATATAAATAAAAAAGGGGAAACTGCAACAGCTTCCCCAGTGAATATATTACGCTACTTTAGGCGATAAAGCCCCTGTTCCTTCCAGAGTAACAGAGTAAGTAGCATTATCATTATCTGGAGCATTAGCAGTAATACTGGTGATAACTACCTTACCTGTATATCCACCGCCAGCAGTCCAGCCATCGGCAGGCATACCTGTGTCACTATCTGCATTGGTACATACAGCAAAAGCAACAGTAAGTTCTTCCCTGCTTATCCAGCTATTTACTAAAGCATTAAAATCTTCTACACTATATAAATTGTCAGTTGTAAGTGACCAGCTTAATTTGCTTACCGCTTTACTAGTCCATTTGCCACCGTCTTTTGATGAAGTTTCCAAAGTGTTTCCAGTTAAGGAAAGCTGGCAACTGGTTGAAAATGCCAATGCTTTATAAGCAGTACCAGCACCAGTTGTATCTTTAAAAATCATCAGGTCATTACCTCTAAGTATTTTGTTTGCCATTTGTGTTTATGTCGAATGTTAAATTCTGAATGAATGTATCTTCTATGTATTCTTCATCTGCACTAATCATCCTTATATCATTTATTTCTACTCCTGCAAAGTTACCCCTTCTACCTTCTAAAGCATCCCTTACATAGTCTGCCAGTTCAATGGTATCTATGTAATCTTTAGAAGCTATAACTACATCAACCGTAACAGATTCATTAACGGAATAACTGCCTTTAGTGTAGTTTGGTGTGATATTGGTTCTTTTATAAATGATAAAAGGAAAAGTGGTGGATTCTTCAACTATCAAAGGATATATCTTAGAACCTACCTTTTCTTTTATCCTGCTATCTTTCTTTAATAAATGATAGATAGCCTTTCCTATTTGTAAGCTCATTTTTTATTAGCAATCCTTGTTATTGATTCTTCAACCATTTGATTTATATTATCGAAGATGGCATGTTCCGTTTTATCTTTAGCAGTTTTAAAGAAATGTGCAGCCTTCATCCTCCCCCTATTAGCTCCGTTTTTCCTAAGCTGTCTGGTAGTTGTTCCAAGTTCAAAGAACTTTAACCTAAAGTCGCCCATTATATGAACTTTCGCTTCTGTTGCTTCCTTGTCCACTTTCATCTTTACACCATTGCCTAAAGTTTTGCCGTTCCATCTATTCTTATGATTTATTGCCTTACCTACTACGCTTCTTAGTTGTGTTTTCGTTTCCTTTTGCAAAATTCGTCCAGCTTTCCGTAGTGCATTCTTATACACATTCTTTTGCTGTCTGCTATTAAGTTCACTAAACATTCTTAGCACTTGTGAAGCGTCTACAGTTACACCGTTATTCATTAATAAGCTCTCCTATGATTTCTGTAGATTGTTTTGCCCTGTCTGAATTGATAGCCAGTATCCTATACTTCTTACCTTGATAGATAATTCTCATTTGCTCGTTTACCTTATGGTAGTACCTGATTGTGAAAGTCAGTGTATAAGAAGTAAATATTTCATTATTCTGATTAACCCTGTTACCAGAATTAAACTTAATGTTGGCTCTTGTTTGCAGATAGTCTACCCATTCCATAGAAGTAGCTCCAAACTCATTTTTAACTGGTACTGATTCCTGTAGTAATATTGTCTCTGTCAGTAGCCCTGCCCTCATAGTATATAGTATTAATAGCCGTACTGTAATCCAGTTTCACCGCTTATTCTTACTGCACTACATAATTCAGGATTCCAGCCAGGATAAAGAACCGTAGTTATAAAATTCTCTTGTCCAGCAGGTCTAATTTCTACAGTTACTTCATTATCATTGGTATTTTTAATGAGAAAATAAAATTCGGGCGTGAATACATCCTCTGTAATATCATCCATTCTACTAACCTGCGTAGATGTTGCCCTACCGTCTCTATTATGTATATAATCAATCATACTTCTTTGTAGTTTTTATAAAGTGAAATTAGATAGTCAAATGTATATGGCACTTTATTAACGGATGAATAAGATACTGGCTCACGATTGGCATATAGATTACCAATCAGCAGCAGAATAGCGTGAATAACAGCAGGTGGGGTAAATTCCCCATCCACTGCCAATTCATCCAGTTTCAGATTCAAATTGCGTGCTACTGCATCCTCTGCAACATCAATCAGTCCAAGTATATATAAATCATCATCCTTGAAAGAATCATCCAAAAGAAGGTGCTTCTTAGCTTCTTCCAATTTGACGTACATATTATTTTAAGATAGCTTTTTGGAAAGAACCTGTTCTTCTTGGTTTTGCATCAAAATACGCATTGATAACCAATCTAACTTTACCGTTAGCTGCTTGTGTGTACGGGTCTACTGTTAAGTCAATCCCTCCCCATTGTCCAATAACAAAATCTTCAAAGTGTCCCATTACAACACCTTTACTGGTAACATTGGAAGTACAATACACTGGATAACCGTTCACTTCATTTTCTTCCATCAGACAACCAGCACAACCAACACAGGTATGTACACCACCGTCAGTTACATTGTAAAGAGCGTCTTTAGCAGTCGTTTTCAAAATACCTTTTGCAGATGGCGATACAATGAAACATTTGTTTCCTGCTACATTAGCTTCTTCTAGTGCAGTTTCCATATCAACCAATCTCTTATAAGTAATATCCTTTGTTTCAGCGGTAACACCGTTAAAGATACCAGCAGGCATAGTAGCAGAACCAGCAGCACTACCTAGAATAGTAGCTTCCAGTTTATCCGAAATAGCATTTACAATATCACGTTTAAGCATCTCTTCTGCACTGGCAGAATCCTGAATCAGGAATTGTTTGGAAACGTCTACATAAGCGGTAAGTCTCTTTGGTTCTAGATTCACTTCACTGAAATCACCTGCACCGTCCGTAGCAGCAGCAACTTCACCAGCCCAGCTAACATTACTTCCAGAATAAGCAGGAATAGAAACATTACCTACCAGTCCAGACAGATAGCTTGCACCAGCTTTAACCATTACTAAATTGGCTCTCAATGGTTCTAACAGAGCCAGTTTATCTTCTGCTACAGTTTCCTGTCCTGCACCTTCTACAGTTGCTTGTACAATAGCTCTTTCCTCAATCGGTAATACGATTTGTCCAGAATAGTTCTGTCCTGATTTTCTAAATTCTGCAATACCAGCAGATACAACTTCTTGCGCTCTTTCGTCCAGTTGTCTGCTATTGGCTACGTCATTAATAGCCTTTAAAAGTGAAAACTTCTCTTTTTTCATAGATGTATTATTTGTGTTTGTTAGTTTTGTCTCGCTTGCAATCTTTCTTATTTCCTTATCTATGTCTTCCAGTTCAACGGTGATAGAATTAAATTCAGCGTGTTCACCTTCATTTAACCGTCTGGTTTCCTTTTCTGCTTTGGAAACTATTTCCTCTGCCCGTTGCTTTAACTGTTCTTTTTTGTCTAACAGTTCTAAAGTGTTCATTATTGTAGTTTGTGTCTTAGCTCCATATAGTAATCAGTCAAATCTTCTTTATCGAATGATTCCAGCTTTCTAAGTGCTACACTCGTATCAGGATACGCTTCTTTATAGACAGGTGATACATCAAACAGTTCTTTGAACTTATTGATAGTCCTGATATAAGAACCATTATCCTTCTTTGTCCAAGTATCGGAATCAATGGTAAAAGCAAAAGATGAAGTAGTTATATCACCTCTCTTTAAACCTTCCAGCAATTCATCTCCCAGATTTGTACAGGGTGCTTCAAAGCTATATTTAAGACCTGTAGAATCAACTTCCAGTTTCAAACTGCCTGCACCGTATTTGGAGCGTGCCAGAATACCCCTGTCCTCATTATGATTCAGCAGGCACAAAATATCTGACTGTTGTAGCACTCCTTCCAGTGCCGTAGGTTCTATAACTTCTGTGAATCCTCCCAAATCTCTAGATTCAGAATTGAACACTATAGCATAGCCTTCAACTATTCTGGAATCTTCGTTTCTTTTTCCAATTTTACAATTTCGTGTTTCTTTCATAGTATCGTAGTAATCCCTTATACATATATTACCTTTACCCTAGTATCTCCCAGACAGGGATTATCAGAGCAGTAAACTATATATTGTTCGTTATATCCCGATTCATTAGTGTAATAGAACTTGGCTACTTCTCTGAATCCTCCTTCAAATCCACCTACACTAAATACGGCTTCTCCATAATGAGAAGGATATGCAAAACAGATATATTCATCCTTGCCTGCATTTACTCTGAAATTCATTTCTGTAGCTTGCCGTAGTTCTTTTGTAAGAGATTCAATAAAGTTGGAATCATAAGTAGTAGAAGATGATACACCGTAATATATATTATTCATAAACTTAATATCAATAGTTTTAGATTTGATGGTAGTTCCATCATTTACTTTTAATGTGAATGATTTGTTGCTGTTGAATGGAGTATCAAATGTGAAAGAACTGCCTGTCACAGGTACATCATTAATAAATTGTTCCGTTGCTGGCTGGCTTAACTTCCAAGTAAGTGTTATACTGTTAATGTTAGTTCCTATTTCCTGTACAGGTTCTACATTGCTAGTAAATGAAGT